AGCTGCGTTTGAAGCAACTAGGTGATTAGCAAAGGTAGGTTTACTTGTAGTCGCGTCAGTGAAAAAAACACCTTGCATAGAGCCCAAAAGAACTCCGTTATCTGTATTCGCTGCAATTCCGACTGTGCCAGCTGCTAAAGCTAACATCATATCGTTTTGAGCAAATGCAGATGCACATGCTGCTACTTCGTACTCAGTAGCGGCGTTGTTATCAGCTGCTTGACCAATTTTGCCTAGGGGTTTTAATCCGAAAGCTGCGTCTTGGTTTGCCATATTATTATCTCCATTTGTTTACCAATGGTAAACGGTTAATTTATTCGTTGGCAAAAATTACTAAAAAATTATTAGTCTTTTTTTGTACCACCGAAGGTTACACGAGTCTGTCTATCAATATCGATAGGCATACCTGGGTGCTGTTCCTTCAAGAGGTCGTTATCAATCGCTTCGTCTTTTGCTTTTGTAAGTTTATTAAAATATTCCTCACGCGATTTAACTAACTCTATCGATATCCTAGCCAGCAATAGGCCACCAACTCCGATCACGCCCTTGTATTTTCCATCGTTAATAGTTGGATAATCAGTTTCTGGATATTCATCAGCTCTTACTAATTCGTATCCTGATCTTAATTTACCTGACATGTTTTTTGTATCATCAAAACCCATAGTCTCGGCTCTTATCCATCTGTGATGGTACCCATCTGGTGCAGGGGGTGCATCTAAAGATGACGGTGGAGTCCAAACGGTTTTTTTAACTGTCTTAGCTCTCGTTTGACTCGCACGGGAAGTTTTTATTTTATCTGTACTCATATGCTTATGCCTCCTTCGTGATTTTTAATTGTTTCGCATATTCTTCTAGTGGCACTCCTAATTTTTTAGCAATTGCTACTTGAGATGAAGTGAGTCTCACTGTGTTGCGACTTGGTTTTACACTCCGCGTAGCTGACGCTACAGTTTGAGTAGGTTTAGTCGTTTCCTTTGCTTCAGTCTTATCAAACTTGTGTGGAAAGTCAAGCCTCATCCTTCTATCGACTTCAGCGTAATACTCATCAGTCTTAGGATCAAACCCTTCTTCTTTAGTAAGTTTATCATGTAAGTCAAAAGCAGTATATGTCATTGCACTATCTTGACCAAACCAAGGGTTCTTTTCAGCCCATTCTTCTGCTTTTGGATCAGCAGCAGGTGCTTGAATAGCTTGATCTAGTGATCTTGGTGCAACAGTTTCTTTTGCTTGTTGTTGATATCTACTTTTTAAAGTGCTAACTTTGGACTCTTCAACACCAATTCTAGCAATTTCTTTTTGTGCTTCAACTTCTGCGTTGATATCTCCAGCTTCTCTTGCTCTTAAAAGTTGTGCTTTAGCTGCTTCAAGTCCAGTTTTTAATTTACCTTCCATGGCATTTACATAACCTGGTTCTAACTTCGCTAGTTTTTCTTTTAATTTATCTAGCTCAGTCTGACCACCTTTAGCAAATTCTAAAGCAGCTTCTCTTTGTCTTTCTGCTTCACGCCATTTTTTAGTTAGCTTAGCAATTCTTTTTTTAACACCTTCACTATACTGTTCTAACTCTTCTTCTTTTTTAGGTTCTTGTTTCTCGTCACTTGCTTCTACTTTTTCCTCTGTCTTTGGTTCTTCTTTTACTTCTTCAACTTTAGTTTCTTCAACTTCTACTTTTTCTTCTTTAGGTTCTTCTAACTGCACATCAACATCAGGGCCTGATGTATCAATGTCGACTAGATCTTGCTTATTTTCTTCTACGTCTGGCATAGTTATCTCCTTCTATGTTATATATTATGCAACACAGCTTCAGGATCACCTATAGTTCCTAAAACTTCGTCGTCGTTTAAAAGACGGACTTCGCCGCCTTCAATTGGTAATCGTGATCCAGCATATCTTGCAAATATTACCCAATCACCTTTTTTGCACCAAGCACCTGTTGGAAATTTTTCTTTATCATAATATGCTAAAGGTCCAACTTTTAAAACGTAGCCACAGTTTGTAGCAATACGTAATTTTTCTAATGATTCTTGTGCAATAATTATTCCACCTTTAGTTTTCTCTTTTGGTGTAAAAGGTAAAACTAAAAGTCGCCAACCACTAGGGTCGGGCAGCTGTTCTTTTTGTTCCTGTATATTGTCTGGATTTAAAGGTTCTGGTTCACCTTTAGATTCTTCTTTGTATTTATCTTCAAGGCCAAGTTTAATCTTGGGTATTTCCTTTGATGTCGATGACATTTTCTCGCTCATTTTTTTGCTCCTTTTCTTCTAGCAGGTTAGAGATTTCCTGTAATAGATATTGATATGTTCTTGCTTGTCCTAAC